GCAGTCGATGAAACATTGACTATAACCTCAGTGACTGATGATACTTTCACTTGTACAAGTGCAGCATCAGTGACAACAGCTGGAACTGTAAATGTAAGACAGGAATTTGCAGATACGGCAGATGGGTTTGCCGATACTAGATGGACAGAGCAGAGAGTGAAGATAAGAAGTATGCCAACACCAGTCACATTGTTAGCTGGTGAAAGACTTGTTGATCGTGTGGTAGAACGTGATTCAGGAGTTAACTCTACTTATTCTCAATCAGGTAATACGATCACAGTGACCTGTAGTTCTCCTCATGGATTATCTACAGACAACCAAGTTTTCTTACAGGTAACATCTGGCAATACAAAAACTGGTTTATATAAGATAATAGTTACAAGTACAACTGAATTTACAGCTGAATCTATTATCAGCACTACAACCAGTGGCAATCTAAAAGTTCGAAGAAGAATAAGAGGATTTGATTTTAATAATTATGTAGGTAACACAGTCACTGGAGTTGATCTAACTACTAATGAAATATTATTTAAACGTGATGAGAGCTATGGAGTACAGGTTGTTAACAATAAACCTAAGACTGTAACTCCTGCACACAGAGGTTTTCTTGCATCACAAGATAGATTTCTTACCACAGAGATTAGATATCAATGTAACTGTCCAGATTTTATGCGTCGTAGAAAATATAATTTGTATAAAGATAGAACTGATGATAGATTTCCAAACACTGGTATCGAGAGTGTAATTCCTGGAACAAGACTAGATAGAGAAGGAAATGTAATTAATACCAGGGACAATATTGGAGTACATAATGATTTTGGATATTCACCTACGGGTAACTTTTATCAAATCCCTGAATATAATGATGATCCAGAAGGATCTTTCAGTGGTCTTTTATATTATCAAACTAGATGGTGCAAACATATTTATGCAGCTTTATGGTCCATGAAACATGATGAAGGTAATGATCAATTTAGTTTTGAAGGACGATATCAACAAAGCGGACCTAATGTAACGATAACTATTGTGAATCATGGATTACCTGCTAATAAAAGAGTAGCTATTGATTTCACCAGTGGTGATCTAATAGATGGTCAATATATAGTGAACTCAGTTCCAGATGAAAATACAATTGTAATTGTATATCCTTTCTCTGGTACGACACAGGGAGACTGTACTG